ATGCCCTCATAAAAGCTTTTAATAGTATACCAACAGAGAAAGTAACCACATGATATACAAATTATGCGTACACTTAGACTACGTTAGTGTACCTTGCCGACTGACTAACAGTAGGTCAGAGGTAGGCGGTAACGGTATGATAGCTATGCTATCTGCTGCCTACCCTAACTACACCTATGAGCTAGTGATGGACGGTCCATCAGAAGAACTAGAGGAGTACAACAGTGACCTATACCATGACTTACGTTACGTACTAATCAACGGGGCAATACATAAGCCTACACCAACACCTAAGCTACTTGTAATTGAAGGAGGTAGAACATGATTACTGACGCACTAAACCTTAAGATTCTCGCCATGTGTGAGAAGGTGTTACCTAACACCACCATGAAGAACAACAAACAACTCATTGATTTACTTAGCGAAGTTCGCACCCAACTGGAAGGAAAATAATATGTTTACATGTATCGCAACTAAGCCACTGAATGATGGCACTAACGGATTCCGTTTCAACTTCTTAGGTATGAAGGGTATGACACGTAAGCGGAAACCTTACCGTAGTACTAGTAGCCGTGGATATAACATTCAACGTGGCGAATGCTTCAACATCTACAACTTAGGCAGACGTACCATCTACATAGAGAAATCTTCTAACAAGGTTGTCTCTCGTAGAGTACGACACTTCGCTGGGTAGATGGGGATCTACAGAATGAAAAAGAATGGTAAGTACACAGTGTATGGTGACAACGGTAAGGTTGTCATCATCACATCAGACAGTAAACTTGCAAGAACTACAGAAGCAAATCTTAAAAAAAGGAATACTAAAAATGGCTAAATCTAAGACACCAACAATAGATATTGTAGATACAATGACAGTCTCAGTAAAAGACATTGAGGCAGTGCTTAACTTGTTCAACACACTAGACAGTGAGCTTGATGATATTCTTGAGTGTTGTGATGTAAACCTATCACAAGTTAGGACGTTGCGAGAAGCAGCACACAAGGTAAGCCACAGCTTTAACTTCCGCCCACAGGTTGGTGGTGACTGTGGTCATCCTCAGCACTGGCTACCTAAGGTATTAGCTACTGATGACAAGGCATGGTTCTACGAAGGGAGCGAATAACATGGCAAGCTACTACATAACTCCTGATGAGTTAGAAGATTATGATAATATATCCTGTACTATTGACGCAGCTTCGTGGATAGGTGAAGATATGTATGAGCTTAATGATGAGCTTGCAGACATAAGCAATCGTATCTCTAACGGAGACTTCACGCATCAAGTATTTTGAGGCAGTGCTAGTAGTTATGATAAAGATACTTGTAGCAATGATAGTATTTGCAATGGGGTTTGGAATGTTATGATACATACTAGTAACGATAAGGACGGTGGTGCTGATGATGATCCTTGTGATGATTGGTCAGGCCACCCTATACCTAAGCCTAAGAAGGAGGACAACAAATGATACGTAAGCACACGGAACTTAAGGATTCAGATACTATAGAGACAGCTTGTGACTTCTATATGCGTACCCCTAAGTACCATGCGCTATCAAATCGTAGCAAGAAAGACTATGACTACAACTTGTTAAGGGTATGCAAAACAAAAGTACAAAATGATAAGCAGATGGGTAACATTAAGCTACGTGACCTACGCTTCAAGCACGCTACTGTAGCGTATGACAAGTGGCAGACTACGGTAGGCATACGACAGGCTAACTACATGGCAACCTGTCTTAGTATCGTACTCAATACAGCCATCAGGCATGAGGCACTGGTCACTAACCCTGTGACATTAGTTCAGCGTACTAGAGATAAGGTACGTAAGGTACGTTGGACTGATGCTCAGGTTGTTGCATTCTTGGATGCAGCGTATAGTCAATGGAAGTGGCGCAGCATTGGCTTGATCATACACATGGCATACGAATGGGCACAGCGTGTAGGTGACATGCGTACACTCAAGTGGTCTAACATAGACTTGACTACCAAGACACTTGACTTAGAGCAGAGCAAACGTAGGGCAGAGGTACGACTACCTATAGATGCTGACCTATGCCGTATGCTAACTGAACAGAAAGATACGTTTGGCTTTCAACAGTACGTAGCACCTGCTGTAGAGCCACAGGGCAGTGCTTACAAGCCGTATCCTAGTGGGGATATACATAAGCTAGTTAATGAGGTTAAGGCCTACACAGGCCTACCTCCTGAGATAACCGCCATGGACTTACGGCGCACTGGTATCACTCAATTAGTTGAGGGTGGTGTCGATACGTTTGGCATCATGCAAGTCAGTGGTCACAGTAATCCACAAAGTGTTAAGCCTTACTTGGTTAACACACTCACAGGGTCTACTAACGCCCTATCACATAGGAAGAAATAGATATGAGTACAGAGATAAACATTGAAACACTTGAGCAGTTACTTAGTTATGAGCCTGAGACAGGCACCCTTACATGGAAGGAAAGGCCTTTAGAGTTATGTTCTAGTGAAGGGTTGATGAAAAGATTTAATACCCTCTTCGCAGGTAAAGAGGCTGGATCTACAACAAACACACATCCAGAATTAATTAATGGATATTATAAAAGGGAATTGTATTTACTAGGAAAACAATATAGAGCGCATCGTGTCGCTTGGGCATTGTACCACAAGGAGTGGCCTTCAGATCAGATAGATCACATAAATGGCAACGCTTTGGACAACAGAATAGAAAACCTTAGGGTAGTTACGAAGTTTGATAATAATAAAAATAGAAAGAAGCCTTCTAATAATACCTCAGGTTTTATGGGTGTGCATAAGCATCTTAATAAAAGCTCTTTTAAATGGAGAGCGCAGATTTGGGATAGTAATACCCGTAAACTTGTACATCTAGGATCATTCTCTAACATAGAAGATGCTGTGGCAGCACGAGCCGCAGCTGAGATAGAGCATGGCTATCATGAGAATCATGGTAGAGAGTTAGTGGATCACGATGGACATTAAGAAATACGTAGATGATCTCATGCTGAGCGAGGGTGAGACAACACGTATGCACTGCCCTAACTGTGGCGGTAACAATACATTCACTGCATCTAAGGATGGGGGTGCAGTGATGTATAACTGCTACAAGTTAGGCTGTGGCATACGTGGTGCAGTCACTACTGGCATGACAGCTGATGAGATACGTAGGCGTATGAAGGGGTTAGACTTAAAGGTACGCAAAGAGATAGAGCCTATGCCTTACCCTGAGTATGTCGTTAACCCACAGCCTGAGCATCAGCTACTACATAGGTTCTTAGGACGTTGGGGATTAACTAATGAGGAGATCTTCTATGACGTTAAGGATAGACGTGCTGTCTTCCCTATCAAGCATAAGGGTGTAGTAATTGATGCAGTAGGCCGTGCCCTTGATGGTGCTATACCTAAATGGTTTCGCTACACTGGTCAGGCATCTGTATTCAAACGATTGCTTGGCACATCTAATGGTGTATGTGTAGTGGTAGAGGATGTGATCAGTGCCATTGTCGTGGCTCAACTCATGCCTAACACAACAGGCTTAGCCATCCTTGGTACGTCACTAGGCCCAGCGCAGATGGAACACATAGGAGACTTCTATAAGGTTATCATAGCGTTAGACCCTGACGCCATGAGTAAGACACTATCGTACAAACAGGAGGTAGAAACATGGACGGGCAAAAGAGTTTTAGCTTTAAGGCTTGACGATGATATAAAATATAAGTTAGAGTCAGATGTAAACAGATTAAAGGATATGGTAAATGGATAATATAAATGTAAAGACAGGTAAGAAGCCCTACTACAAGGACAGACCTGACGCTGTAAAAAAACGGGATGCATTGAGGATGTTTGTAAACTCTAAAGAGATTAGCAAAAAGCATCCGTTATACAAGGCAGGACGATACAAATCTTTTGGTGATGTAGCATTTAGTTCTTTGCAAAACTATGAGAACATAAAGCATGGCTATGTGTATGCCATAAGCAATGCTGCATGGCCTGAATGGATCAAGATTGGTAAGGCTGTTGATGCAGATGATAGGCTCAATAGTTATCAGACAAGCTCACCTATGCGTGACTACAAACTTATACACTCTGTATACTTTGATGATCGCAATGCAGCTGAGGCTAAGGCACACAACATAGCGCAGGGTATGGGTGTCCGTAAGAACGAATGGTTCAAAATAACAGAAGACCAAGCACTTGAAGTGCTAAGGGTTTTGACACTTGATGAGATAAGGATACAATAAATGGATAGCTTGAAAGACTTTCTTAAGGAGATGGGGCTTACATCTGTACACCCTATGCCTACTAAAGAAGTGCCACCTCATATGGTTAAGGGATACTATGTAGATCCTCGTGACCACAATGGTGAGGTGCCCTTCTAATGGCTACGATGTGGGTACTAATATGGTTTCAAGCAACGCAGCTGGAAATAGAATACTTTCAGCTAGGCTCTTTCGAGAGTGCACAGAAGTGTGCAGCAGCCTTAACTAGGGCGGAGGTAATGGTAACTAGCACTATCACGCAGGTTGCGTGTCTTCAGATAGGGGTGGGTAGACATGACGATTGATGTAACATTAATAGATAGTATGGGTACTGACCTGTCAGTAGTTAATGCTGCACGTGTATCTTTTGGTAAGAAGAGTACGTGGTCTGGTCAGGAGGGTGGCTTAGATGATGGCGAAGGTGGTATGGGTGTACTAAAAGATTCAGACACCAAGCTTATCAACTACTTAGCAGACCACGGTCATTACAGCCCCTTTGGTCATGCCTTTGCATCATTCCATTGCAAGGCTCCAATCTTTGTAGCACGTCAGCTAGTCAAGCATAAGTTCCTACGTTGGAATGAAATCAGCCGTAGGTATGTAGACAGTGAGCCTGAGTTCTATGTGCCTGATGAATGGCGTGGACGTAGTGAAGACAAGAAGCAGGGCAGTGACGGTGTGGTAGAGTTTGGAAAGATAGGTGACATTAGCTTAACTAGTAAGGTTCTTTACAACAGCTTGCTTGATAGAGGAGTATGCCCAGAGCAAGCACGTATGGTACTACCACAATCCACCATGACTGAGTGGTACTGGTCAGGTAGTCTTGATGCCTTTGCTGATATGTGTAACCTGCGATTAGAGACTGACACACAGTACGAGACACAGTTGGTAGCACAGCAGATTGATCAGATCATGTTGGGTCTATTCCCTGTGTCATGGGAAGCATTAGTATACGGAGAGGATGAATGAGTATGTGTGGTGAGATAGAAAACGTACAGCGTGAGATAGCTACTAAAGAAGAAGAACTATTTGCGTTGACTAAAGAGATAACAGACTTAGAGAAACGATTAGAGGAGTTACAAAATGTGGGCAGTGATGTTTGAGATAGAGAAGGGTGAGTTTGTATACGACACAGGTAAGACTGTGTTCACAAACTATGATAGCCCCTTGATGTTTACCGATAAAGAGGTAGCAAAGAAACGTGCAACTCAATGGAATACAGGTACAGTAGTACCTTACATACGCCCCATGACAGATGAGGAACGTCAGGAGTCTAGGATAAGAGGGAAGCCATCGTAATGTTTACAGTAGAGTTTGAATCAGATGCGTCAGTAATTACTACCCTAGATCAAGCAGACTTCTTTGAAGATGTTGAGACAATAGTTGCAGCTAATGGCATTGTATACATGAGGCAGTACGATGAAAAGATGGATGACTATCAGATGTTATTCATGAGCTTGCAACAGTTCACTGACATAATTGCTTCTTACAATAGTCCAGAGGGTATGTATAAAATAGTTGATAGGAATAAAACATGATGGAACTGGCACTAATAAGGACTCTTATGAACAAGGAGTTTTACGACAACAACAAGGGCATACGATGTCCTGATGAGTTGTTCAGTAAGGATGTGCGTAAGATCAAGCAGACACTAGACTACGCAATGAATACGTATGACCGTACACTGACTAGCTCTGAGCTTGAGGCCTTGTTCTTTGCTAACAACAGCACGATGACTACAGCTAACAAGCAGGTGTACAATGATCTGTTCAAGCGTGTGTCCCGTGAGGAATCTATGAACAAGGAGATAGCGAGTGAGGTATTGTCGAAACTATTTCAGCAGGTACTAGGTAACAAGCTTGCCAACATAGGGTTCGACTACGTTAATGGATCACTAGATAGCCTTGAGCCTGTGCGTAATCTATTGCAGACATATCAGGATGACTTCACGCCCAACCTTAAGCTTGAGTTTGGTAACATTGAGATTGATCATCTGCTCAAGGCTAATGACATTCAGTCTCAATGGAAGTTCAACATCCCTAGCTTAGGTAGGAACGTTGAGGGTATCAGTGGTGGTCACTTGATCATCGTAGGTGCACGGCCTAACACAGGCAAGACATCCTTCCATGCGTCACTGATAGGAGCACCGGGCGGCTTTGCTTCTCAGGGTGCTAAGTGCTTGGTGCTTTGTAATGAAGAGGCATACGAGAGGGTGGGCGCACGATACCTAAGCGCAGCAACATCTCTGTCCATGGAAGAGGTCAAGGGTAACTATGCCTTAGCTGCATCACGCTATGAGCCAGTGCGTAAGCAGATAGAACTGTATGATAGTACAGGTAAGGACATGGGATGGGTTGAGGCTATCATCAAGGCTTACACGCCTGACATAGTAGTGTTAGACATGGGCGATAAGTTTGCCGTTAAGAACAGCGACAAGTCGGATGTCTATCTTAAGAACGCTGCTATCCATGCACGTAACATAGCTAAGCAATACGACTGCGCTATCATATGGATGTCACAACTATCAGCTGATGCTGAAGGTAAGATCAATGTAGATCAGTCTATGCTTGAAGGAAGTAAGACAGGCAAGGCGGCGGAAGCAGACCTCATGGTGTTGATCTCAAAGAATCCTGTACTTGATGTATCAGATGATGATGCGGATGATTCACAAAGGTACTTGATTATTGCAAAGAATAAGCTTAAGGGTGGTTGGCATGGTAAGATCACGTGCGAATTAGATGGGGCTAGGGCACAGTACCTAGCATAGAGAGGGGTGACGATGGAATTAGTTCTTGATGTAGAAAATACAGTGACGCATAGGGGTGGTAAGATGCACCTTGATCCTTTTGAGGAAACCAATAAGCTTGTGCAAGTAGGAATACAGGAAGTTGTGTCAGGTACTCAGGACATCTATAACTTTGATCACACTGAAGCTCATGACTATGATGGGTCACAAGCTAAGCTACTGCAAACTAAGCTGGATGCAACTACCCTATTGATACTACACAATGCACAGCATGACATGCCGTGGCTATGGGAGAGTGGCTTCAAGTATAGTGGTGCTATATACGACACTATGTTAGCTGAATACGTCTTGATGAGGGGTAACCACATAGAGATGACACCTACTGGTTCCTTCAAGAAGAAGTCCCTTAGCCTAGAGAACTGTGCGCTGCGCCGTAAACTAGACTTTCAGAAGGATGGTACACTCAAGGCTTACTTCAAGGAAGGGTACAACACTAACGAGATACCACTGAAGGAACTTACTTACTACCTACAGTGTGACCTATCTACCACACGGGCATTATATGTGGCACTACAGGAGGACTACGCCAAGCCTGATTCGGAATCACTCATCAACATCCGTGACATCACGTTCAAGGTATGCTTGAGCCTGTCTCGTATGTATTCCTCTGGCCTTAAGGTAGACTTGAAGGCTCTAGAATCTGTGCGTACTGAGTTTGAGACAGAGAAGGCTGAGCTAGAAGGACGCTTACAGACTAAGGTACGCACCCTTATGGGTGATACGCCCATCAACCTTAACAGCCCAGCGCAGATGTCTGAGGTAGTGTACAGCTGTAAGCCTATAGATAAGAAAGAGTGGGTGCAACTGTTCGACTTCACTAAGACAGACAAGGAGTATAGAGATGCTGTTAAGGCCAACACAACTTATGTTTTCAAGACCTCTGCTTTTACCTGCCCTGATTGTAACGGCACTGGCAGCGTACATCGTATCAAGAAGGATGGCACAAAGTTCTCACGTCCTAACAAGTGTAAGTCCTGTGACGCCAGAGGATACCAACTTAAGAAGTCCAACCAGCTGGCGGGGCTAGGCTTCATGCCACCCAACAAGAAGTGGGTAAGTGCCAATGGCTTTAGTACAGGTAAGGAGAATCTTTCTACCCTTATGACTACAG